ATTAAGCCAAAAAATGAATTTGGTTTTTTATAATGCTTTCATTGATAACATCTATGTTCACACGAATTAGGTCATAGATGTTATCAATAAAAACAAAGACTTTATTGTGATTTAAACAAAAAAAATCGTGTAAACAATTTAGATGTTTACACGATTTTTTCACATTGTCAAAAACGAATCTGATTCGAAATCTATTTCTCGAATATATGAATATGACCTCATACCATATAACAACAAATCAGTATCACTAAACTCCTTATGTTCAAAATAGTGATGTTCTTTTTCTGTAAAAACAAATTCAAATAAAAAAGAACGATCACATTTTAAGAATAGACTTAAATAATCAGTTAATCTAAAAGTGTAAAACCTTATATCAGATAATTCTTTTTCGGATAAGTTTAATAATTCATCAACATTAGGTTCCACTGCAAAAGATTCTCTATAAGATTCTATTACTTTTCCGGAATCATTATTATCTATAATTTCAATTGCAAAACCATTTCTATTTATGATAAGTCTACCAAATTTATCTGCATGAAAATATTTATAATAGTAAAATGAACTATCTTCATCCTTCTCTGAGGAAATAAAATCTTCCATATCAAATACATTCGCATTAATTTTTATAGGAAGTCCCATATCATATGTAAAACCTTCTAAACAATCCTCACAACTAAGCTTGCAAGTTTTGCATTTTTCTGGATAATCCTTTAACTTTTTTATCGAATATTTAAATGAACTATCAATCAATGTATCATCCTGAAAAAGCTTTGCTTTTATACAGGGAATCAATCTAGAATCAACATATGATCCAAGATACGCATACCCATGTAGTTTGTTACAGGGATTCAATTTAGGGTTACGTTTTTCCATACTATTTTTCCTCTATATCCTTTCTAATAAACAACGATTTAAACAACTCAGGTAAAGTATTATTAAATCCCCAACGAACAATAAAATAAAAAATTGCAATGAATTCAACAAGAACCATTTTTATATATGATTTTAAAAACTCAAATATTTCAAAATACTGTTTTATTATGTCTAACTCTAAATCTTTTACTAAATAAACCTGACGAATTGAATAAATAATTATTACATTTATCATCAGTAACTGAACAATCAAAAAACATATCAAACCATAAATTAAAAGCTTTTGATGAGATGTTTTTGATTTAAATTCATTACCCATGCCATCTAATACTATCTGCTCATAAGGCTTAGTCTTTCCTGTTTTCGGTTCTTCTATATGTACCAATGATGATTGATTGTTAACCAAATGATTAATTTCTTTATACAAATCATCGTCTGTCTCAAAATTATATTCACTCATATCCTAACTCTTTCAATCGAATTTTCATTGCATATTTTGGCACTAAAAACACTCTTGCCAAATCGTCTATTTTTGGATTTTTAACTGTTCTATAAAAATAATCTAAAGCATCTTCAGGAATTAATAATTCTCTAGCAAATTTATCACATATGCGTTCATGAATATCATTATTTCCTTTATTAGAAAATTCAAATCTTCCCTTATCGTCTAGCAAATCAAAATGATTGCTACAATGTCCCAATTCATGTGCAATTGTAAACCTTTGTGTTTCAACATCAATTTCTTGGCTATTGTTATAATATACATTTGCTTCGCCATTTCTTATAGAAACCATTCCCAATATTTCACCTTTGTCCTGAATTAGTTTTTTTATATTATCTAACTCTGATATTACTGAAAAATCAGTCCCGTAAATATTAACATTGTATCTTTTAGAAATGTTATTAAATATAATTGGCAAAGTATATCCTATATTACACTCTTCATATATTTGGCTTACAGACTTATTATTAATATTCTTAATCAAGCCATCCGATGCCGTTATGTTTTCGTTTTCCACCATTTTTATTCCTCCTTTTTTTATAATTGATAATTGCTTTTTTTTGATTCTCCTTTTTTTATTTAGATTAATTTTTATATATAATTTCACAAATATCTCTCCAAACATAAATTTAGTATATTATAAATATATTCTGTCTCATAATTTGGAGAATAACATTTTTTAAATTAATAAATAAATTTATATTTGTCAACTAAAAATGCAAAAATACACATTTTTTCTGCACAATTATCGATTTTTCATTATAAAAATAAAAAAACTCCCATCTCAGATAAGAGATAGGAGTTATATTTTTATACCTTATTCAATTTTATAATCCGCCTGCGTAGACAACAAAGCCGCATTTATAATTTGATGTGCCGTCTATCTTGTAAAGCACAAGATACATTCCGTCTATCTTGCAGAGGCAGGTGCATTTCTCTTTAGGGCTGAGTGAGCCGACTGTGGTTTTCTTTGCCGTATCGGCATAAACGGTTTCCTTTGTTGAGCCGTTGGTCCAAGTTTTTCCGCCTTTTGGCACTGTAGTTACACCGCCCGCATATTTTACAAAGCCAGCTTTGTGCTTTGATGTGCCGTCAAGATTGTAAACAACAATGTAGCCACTGCCTGACTTTCCATAGCACTGTGCAGTTTCCTTTGCAGAAAGTGAGCCGAGCTCTTCCTTGAGATTGCTCTGCTTGTAAACAGGCTCTTTTGTGCTTCCATTCTGCCACTTAACGGGTGTACGATAGCTTCCTGATACACTGCCCGTGCTTGATATATCATTCCAATCAATATAACTGTTCGGTGCAAGCAGATTTTTGTTATATGCCCATGTTTTGGAATTCTGCACCTCAATGTGAAGATGTGCACCAAAGCTATTGCCGGTGTTACCCATAATGCCGACCACATCACCCTTTTTGATAGAAGCGCCGACCTTCAGCTTGCTCTTTTCTTTCATATGCGCCATAAGGATTGATTTTCCGTCCGTGGTTGTGATGACAACCATATTGCCGTAGCTTGTGTTGTATTCGTTTCTTTGAACAGTGCCGTCTGCAGGAGAAACAAGAGTGGTATTTGAACAGATTCGGTCAACACCTGTGTGATACCCTGCTGCCCAGCTTCCCTTTTTCTTAAATGAACATGTTTCTGTTGAAGTTGTTTTAAATGGTGAACGATACATATTTATTCCTCCTCCGCTTCTGCAGGCGACTGCAAATTCATTATTGCTGCAAGTCCGGCTGATGCGGCAGAAAGTGCAAGACCGATTAATGCAGTTTTGACAACATCCCTATCACCTGTAAAATCGACACCGGCAATGTTAACAATTATGTAGCCTGCTGCTGTCTGTACAAAGGTTTTTAACATTCTTTTAGCTGTTTCTTTTGTAAACTTGAATTTCATTTTTAATCCTCCACAAAATTAATGAATTATCAGTGCTAACACCGCACCTATCACTGCACCCACAAAGGTTGTAATGATGCTTGTCAGTATTGTTCGTTTAAAATACTTATGACTTTCAGCAGGCTCTTTTTCAAGGCGCTCAAGTCTTGCCCCTTGTTTCGTCTGTTCTTTTGCCATATATTCCATATTAACTGCAAGAGTTTTTACTGAAGTTGTTAATTCATTTAAAGTCTTATCCCTTTCCTCTTGCTCATGCATACGGTGTTTAAGGCTCTTAATTTCGTTTTCGTGGTCTTTAAGAGCAACTGCAACTTCTTCATTTGTCACATCAGATTTCCTCCTTATCAAGTATTTTCTGCACCTGTTTTCTCAACTTTTCAGGCACATCATCAATTGTTTTCTTACCTTTTCTGATAAGGTCTGCATATATTTTTGCCATATTATCCTCCAATCATTTCGTACACATCACACAAGGCAAGCTGAGTATCTGTGAGCTTGTCCTCAAGCTCTTTGTTATTATTGTGAAGAAACTTTATGTACTCGTTTTTACTGTATTGAGTCTGACTGAATTCATATTCCGTATGTTCACCGTTTTCATCAGTTACTGTCATTTCGCTGATGTCCTTGTTTTTCCATACCGAATATTCATCAATTTCAATTTCTTTTGGTTTAACTGTGCTTTGCACTCTTCCGTGATTTATCATTGCAAGCCCTCCTTAATCCGCTGCTGGTATGTATACAAGGCGGCAGCCGTTCATTCGCATTGCCTGGTTGTAATTTGTCTGCAAATCTATCTGGAATGCTCCGCAATAGGTTGCTTGATTCCAGATACCACCATTAAGCACAATCTTATTAACTGTACTGTTCGGAACGACTGCCAATCTGTCACCAACAGGCAACGCACTTGTTCCGCCTATTTCGGACGGCATAAACAGCCAGTCATATTTCTCATCATAGCCGAATGCGTTAATATATCCGTAATCATTGGCAACTGTCAGTTCAGGTGAATGATAATTGCCGTCTGTTTTATTAACATCAAAATTGAAATCATCGGCAATATACACCCTATTCACTCCGTTTTCATCACCCTTGTAATTTATGCCCTCAATCATTAAGGCAATATTGCCGTAAGGATTTTCAACACCACGGTAAGATAAAGAAAGATAGCCGTCCTCATGGTATGTAGTTTGAACACCATTGGTAATATTGAAGGTTGACGTTGCATTGCCTGTAGCGTTTCCTAAGGTTCTTGTTGCTCCTGTATTGCAGGCACAGTTCTTACCTGACACATCAGACAATCTGCAAACACCCTGTCCTATAGCAGCCTGCATATTCAGTGCACCGTATTCAATCATCATAAGAAGCTGATTTGCCGATAATGATTTTATTGTTTCATTGTGCCAGCCGGTACCGCGATTTGAACACAGCTTTTCAGCATTGGTTATATTCAAGGCAATATTCTGACCTGATATTGGCTTTTGTGAAGAAACAGAACAAATCAAATCTGCTTCCGTGTTGAGTTCGGGGTTTGTTGACTGAGCATCATTATAATAGCCTGTGTCGGATGCCTTTTTGAGAACTCCCTCATAGGCGGAAAACAGGATATAATCAACCTCGTTGCCGTTTTCATCATAGAATGCAGGGTGAAGCTTAAAACCTGCCTTTGGAGTATCGGAAACATAATAATTAGCTTTGCGGATATGATAGCCGATACCTGTATCCACATTTTTATCAAGCTTCAGCGGAACAACCTTGTAATAAAATTTAGGCTGATACACCATTACCTGACCATTTGTGCCGTCATCGGTATAGTTTGTATCACCGTAATATGCGTTTATTGTTCCGTTATCAGCAACATTACAGCGTTTACGTCCGCCGTACATAGCAAAGCCGTCAAAGTCTGTGCCTGCATTCTTGCCTACTGCTCCTGCAAGTCTCGTAAATATCTTATTTTCATAATCAACATATAAACCTAATACATTGCTATCCGTATATCCCGTAAAAGCTTCAAAGGAAATCTGTTCGATTGGAACCTTTCCCTCTTCATCCAAACTTGCCACGCCATTGGCTTTAGCAATTTGTGATTGTGGGATAGCTTTATTTGCTGTTTTATCAGCTTCATATGCTAAATTATAAACCTGTTTTACGCAGTAAGGGGTAGCTGCAACATCACTACGACCATCAACATAATTTTGAAGTGCAACAACTCCAATTTTCCCACTATAACTAGCGTGCTGTGGCAATTGAGCAATCCAAAATGTACCATTATAAACAAATCTGACTACTGCTTTTTTCTGCCATGCTCCATTATATATAGATTCATCGCCTATCTGTATTTTTTTTGCACCAGTATTATTAACATTTAAAGTTGCGTTTGAGGGAGTAGCAAAGAAACAATTATGAGAAAAATACACATCAACCGCTACGCCCTTTTTCAACACAAACGATCCATCAATAATTTCTGCTGTTATATTTTCATTATTGATATTATCATTACAAATTGCATACGGAACTAAACTTTGCCTTTTCTCAATTTCTGTTATCATTTGCTCATTTAATGCTACAGCATCATCAATCTTATCCATATTCTCATTAATATCCGCTATATCAATAAAATCTGTTTCATCAGGCTTTTTTAAATTATATTTTTCAGTATATGTTGCCATCTGGCAGCACCTCCTCTTTTAATTCTTTCCAAGTAAGTTTATGCACATTTTGCCACGTAAAGGGTTTTGCCTTTACCCATGTATTGTAAAGAAGCTCAACAGAAAAAAGCATATTATACGGTAAAATTCTTTCAAGAAGCTCTTTAACACTGTCTGACTGTTTTTTGACCGCTAGAGCAATCTTTACCTTGACTGTAAATTCCGAAGTTAATATTGTCAGCTTATAGCCATTTTCGCCGCATAAGGTTTCAAGCAAATTCGCAAGGCTTTTTCTTGTATACGGTATGTTTTCATTATACCTTGAGAGAAGCCTGAAACGGCGATCTTCTAAGGTATCCGTTGCATACGGTGTAATGTTCATCATCCTCTCTCTTCGTGCAATACCGTTTTCCGTGGCTTCCGTGATAAACTGGTCATTCATACAGTCCTCACAGGCATTCCATATTGCCTGCACAACAGGTGTTTCTGTATTCATAATTGCCTGCATCTCAGTAACATTTTTCAGCACATCGGGCTGATACTCCGTAAGGTCAATCGTTCGCGCCGTATTGAAGTTACGCATTTACAAACTGCCCCCTTATTGCAACAGAATCAGCTTCAAGCATAACATTTGCCGTGTTTCCATTAAGCCTTGTGCCTGAAATATCCACAATACCGGAAACAGCCAGCAAGCGTGATTCTATCTGAGAAATTCTTACAAGCAATCCGTTTTCCGTGCTCCATAAAGAATTAAGTTCCTGATAATAATTATCAAGAGCTTTTTCAATATAAGGCAGGCATTCATCTAAGCTCCAGCCATCTGCAAAGGTTAATGAGGTTTCAATATTGATTTCCGATCCATATGCACCAACAACCGTAACCTCGTGGTCAATAGGTGCAAGACCTATACCCTCACCACTGTTCTGTGTAGGATCTATTGCTGTCTGAACAGAATTGACAAGCTCATCAGACGGCGGCATAAAATTACTGTTTGTGATAACAAGCCTAACTGTACCTGGACCATTCCACGCTCTGTACGGTTTGCAGCCACCCACATCGGGCATTGCCTCCGCAACGGCAATATACTGACCTCGATTAAAGCCGTAAGACTGATTTTCAAAACTATTAAGATAGCGAAGCCTTAATGCTTCTGTTTCTTCTTCATCCTCACCATTGATAACAATTGAGGTAAGCTCAGCTTTTGTCAGGCCGTCAATATAATCAATCGGTATAAGCTGACCGATATAACCATTTGGCTCTGCTCCAAAGGTTTCACAGGTCATATAGTATCTGCCGCTGCTTATCTGCTCGATTGCAGTCCAGTTATGCTTATCTCCTGAAAACCGACTTCCTATCGGAATATCCATATTAAACTCACCGACTGCAACTGCTGACGTTGCAGGCAGCGGAGTGATTCCACGTTCTTTACACCTTAAAATCAGATAATCCCTGCTCGCTGTATCTGCAAAGGTTTCATTGAGTATCGAATCGAGTGCAGCATAAATCATTGCACTTTCAAGTGAATTAGGTGCAAGAGCGTCAAAAATAATTGAGCCTTCTCTTTTATCTAATGCAGAAGCAACTTTTGCCAGCTTTTCCTGCAGAAGTGCTTCATAGGTTTTATCTTCATACATCGGTTTCCACCTCCATATCTCCGAAAATTGTATATACTGTAAATCTTACATGTACTGTTTTTTCGGCAGTTTCAAATTCAAAATCATCAACCGCCGTAATGCGGTCATCCTGCAATAACGCTTCGGTAATACACCGTTTGATTTCCGAATATGCATATTCCCTCGGCTGCCCTATAAGTTCTTTCAGCTCAACTCCGTAATTCCATGAATATATAAGACAATCATACCTTTCGGTATTGAGAATTAAATAAACTGCCTGTCTTACTGCTTCAAGATTATCTGCAATTCCGCGTATTCTGCCGTTTTCAATATCAAGGCAATACGTTTTACTCGGCTGACTTTCAACCTCAATATCTAAAATATCATCACTAACCTGAGGTATCATATGTTCACCACCCTGTCCAATACAAGATATTTTTGACCGCCCTTTTGCTTTATCAGCACAACCTCCTCGCCGACTTTAAGACCATTGTGAACAGTAAAGGCTTTTCTGCCTGTATAGCCGTGACTATGGCTCAGATTTACATTGTTGTTGTTTTCAGCAGTTCCCGTAAAGTTATGATAATGCGAATAAGCATGTGTGTGAGGCTCATCATCACCACCAACATCTGTATTGCCCGAAAACGCTTCAATTTGACCATTTAAAACGTGAGAATGCTTCATATTTACATCAAGGGCTTTATCCGTTGTGTGATTAACAGTCATTTCAACACTGTAATCTGTTACATTTCTTGTTAAAACCAACTGGGCAGATGTCAGTATCATTTTCTGTTCTACGGAAATCTTCAGCGGCTTCTGACTTGTTACCCTTCCAAAACAGAAATCAGACGGCTGACCTGCATCAACCGCCTCTTTGGCCGCTTTTTTTATACTTATCAAAAGGTCATTTGTATCAAGCAATAAATTCTCCTCCTCTTAATGTAAGATTCATATAATGTTCGCCTTCTTTAAATTCGTGCTTGCATTTTTCAACAAGCATTAGATTCTTTATCTTTACATCTCCGAGGTTGAGCATGACAACAACCATTGAGCCTGCTCTCACTCTTATATCGCCGAAAGCGTTTGAAATAGATAAATTTCTTGTTTTTTTATTGTAAAGAGATAACAAAGCATCTGCCTTTGCCTGCCCGTTTTCGCCCTCCTGAAGCGTATCAAAATACTGAAGAACTCCCCACTGGTTTATATTTGCACCGTGCTTTGCAATATATATTTCACGCCTGCCTGTTTTTTCATTATCATAAGTGAGCTTAACCTGATTGTACGTTTCTTCATCAATAGATGATGTATAATTAAAGTTTTCTCCTGTTTCCTCATCAATCAGCAAATCAAGACGCATATTATCAAGCCCTTTCAATGTGATTTTTCCGAAATCATCATACATAACATACATATAGGATTGATTTTGCAAGGTTAAATCAAGTGCATTCTGAATCATATCAAAAAGGGATGTGTTTTCCTCAACTCTTGATGCAATTTTAAAGCCTGTGTTTTCTATGTATCCTGTCTGCATTTGAAAATCTGCCGCAATCATTTTAATCAGCTCACCCGCTGTTTTGTTTTCATAAACATATGTATCCTTATTTTTCAGATAACGAAGCTGATCGTATGCCGTAACAGTTATAAGCTGTTCCTTATCTCTTGACAGATTAAAAACAAATCCGTAAAAAACATTGCTACCATTTACCCGAAGCCTGACTGCATCACCCTCCGCTATGCTCAACACATCATCACCTACAACCCTAAAGCGAAGTTCTCCCGGACAGCCCTTTCTTTCGGTAGACCAGGTTATACCCTCTTCAACGGCAGGGAGAAACACTTTACTGCCGTGCTGAATTAACAGCTCTGTATTAACATCCATAGCTTTCCTCCCTTACGCTGACGGAATAGTTAAAACCTGACCCGGATAAATAAGATTGGGATTTTTAATCTTGCTCTTATTTGCATTATATATTTTTGTATATTTAGCACCGTTGCCGTAGAATTTCTTTGCTATATTCCACAGGCAGTCACCCTTTTTAACCGTATAAGTTTTATTAGCCGCAGGTGCAGGAGATTTTGATGTTTCTCGTTTAACCTGCACTGCCGCTTTAGGCTTTGAATTGGCGAAAGTAATTTTACAGGTTTTTGTCCCGTATTCCTTATACTGCTTCAGCTTTGCAGAAACAAGAACATCAAAGCCCTGTGAAGTATCCTCTTTAACATCGTAGCTTTCAAGCGAAACCTTCATATTTGTATCAAAAAGCATTTTTCCATCCGGCATAGTTCTTGTAACTATGAACTGAAACGGCTTTTTTGATGTTTTCAGTTTTTCAAGCTGACTTAAGAAATAATCTGCCTTAACAAAGCCTGATTTGTATTTTGCAAAGGGATATTTAACATTCGGAAAAAGCAGGTCAAAGCTGATTTCCGTCAGCCCCGCCTGCTTTAAAATATTTATTTCACCCTCATTGATTAAAGTGACTGTTTTATTATTATTTTCAACATTTAATTGTAGCTTTGAAGGTGCAATCGGGCAAAGCATTTCACCCAAATAAAAATAATAGGCCATTAAACATGCACTCCTTCCGCAGCCTTTTCCATTGCAGTATTGACACCAACTGCAAGATAATCAACAATGCCGTCCAAATCCATATCGGATGAAATACTATTGTTGTTTGTCATTTCAACGCGGATTTCAGCCGTTGTGAATCGGTTAACAGCTTCTTTTTCGGCAATGTCACGAAGATACTTTAAATCCTCGCTCGTGATTTCCATTGAATCAGCCATACTGCCTGTATTTCCTGCAATATCAGAAACATTGTTGCCCAAGGCTTCAAAATCTGAATTATAGCCTGCTGTTAAGTCATCAAAATTCAAACCTGTATCTTCGTTGCTTTTGCTGAATACTGAGGAAATTTTATTTTCAACAGTTGTTCCTAATATATATCCTTTTTTATACGAATCCTTTAATCCGATTCTGCTTATTTCAGGTGCTTCAAGATTAATTTTAACTGAATTTTCATTTGTTCCCCAAGCCGTTACTTTATCCTGTAATGACGAAAGACCTGCTGTCCAGTCTGTTCCGAATATGGCATCAATGATTTTTGTGACAATTTTCCCTAAAGAAAGAAACCATGAAATGATATGCCCAATAAGGTTTGCAACAGCACCGCCAAAGCTGTTGAATCCACCGTTAGCGGCAGTCAATATCCATTCGATTATTCCGATAAACGGCTCAACAAATTGTGACCAAATCAATTGAATCAAACCATTAATCAAACCAATTACAATATCAGTAATTAAAGTACATAACCACGTAATAGCTCCAAAAATAACACCTGTTGCGGAAATGGTTGTTCCTTTAACCTTATTAATAATAGCTATCACAGCGTATATGGCTGCTATAACTGCTATTATTGCTATAACAATCCAAGTTAATGGACAAGCTAACAATGCTGTATTAAATCCTGTTTGAGCTACCGTTGCAGCAGATGTTGCCACTTGCTCGGCAGTAACTCCTGCTGCTGCCAATTCTGTTGCTGATAATTTTGCTGTTTCAGCAGCGGCAGCCACCCCATCAGCAGATGCCTTTGCCATAATAGCAGATGTATCTACTCCATGTGCTGCAGCGGTAGATAAAATCGCCTTGGCATGCTTATATTCAGCTATAGTTTGAATACCCTTTAAAGCTGTTGATGCTAAAATAATACCCTTATGGATAAGTAAAATAGTATTATATGCCCCTATCGCAGCAACAATTCCCCAAACAATGGGACCGATAATGGACCAATTATCCGCAACGAAGCCGCCGACTGCTCCAACAACCTGAAAAACAACCAATACAGCATTAACAACCGAAGCCAATGCACCAACCGCATTCGCTGCAAATTCCTGAAACTGCGGATTATTCGCAAGCTCATTAATTTTATCAAGAACAGGCTGAAACTGCATTAATGCTGTGTTTTTCATTGCAGTAAACACTTGCCCCCATGTCATAGGCATTTGGCTGAATTTTGCATTGATTTCATCAGCCGAATTAAATATTGCCGCCTTAACAACCCCTGCAGACAACTCTCCGTCAGCCGCCATTTCTCTGATTTTGCCTATAGGAACATTAAGATAATCAGCTATAGACTGAATAAGATTCGGCGCCTGTTCAAATATAGAATTAAGCTCATCACCGCGAAGCACACCTGAGCCTAATGCCTGTGAAAGCTGAAGCATTGCATTGGAGGATTCCTGTGTTGAAGCACCCGCAATCGTCATCTGCTTCTGAATTAAATTCGCAAAGGCAACTACCTCCTCCTGACTTCCGAAGGCATCCTTTGCATTATTACCGAACTTAGCAACAACGGAAGTCATATCTTCAAATGAGCCTCTTGCATTCTGCGCAGACTGATAAACAAGATTAACCAGATCATCTGTTTTCTTAGCTGTGTTATTCGCCTTATTAAAGGATTGATTCATCAAATCAAGCCTTGCAGTTGTTTGTGCAAAATTATCAGATATTTCCAATACCTGCTGAACACCCTGCAAGGAAAGATAGGCTGCTGCCATACCTTTAAGCCTTTTATTGAGCCCATCCATATCGGAAGCACCGTTCTGAACAGAATGATTAAATCTTTTCTGCTCATCAACATTGTTTTTTATACCCCGATTAACACTTTCAATCGGTGCAGATAAATTGCCGGTTGTGTCTGCCGTTTTCTGTATAGCCGCTTCCCATGCCTGCGTTTTAATTGTTGCTTCATTTAACTGCTCATGAATACCATTAAAAGCAGATGTATCGAATGAAGCCCCCATTGTGCTTTGCATACTTTCCATTGCAGACACAGTAAGATTAACGGCATTTAAAATATTATGAATAACACCTGAAAAATTATCTTGTAACACAATTGTAGAATTAATTGTAGCTATATGATTCACCTGCCTTTCTTACCTTTTTCTTTTAGCCTGTTTTGCTGCTTCCTTTTCTTTTTGAATTCTTATATTGATGGAAGCAATAACAAAGGCCTTTTCCTGCGTATCCATATCTAAAAACTGAGAAGGTAAAATGTGAAGCTTCTGTAATGCAAAATGTGCATAATTTGCCTCTGCATCCCCTTCCTCAATCAGTTTTTTGCTTCTTCAACCTTTTCCTCAAAGCTTGTATTGAAGCCGTTATAATCCTGAACAAAGGAAGCAAAATCCTGATATTCACCGGGATCGTCAATCATTTCTTTCAGAAGTTCTTCCGGCGTCATAACACCATAAGAATCCTGAAGTTCTTTGTCATAAAGATTTGGCTCTACAATGCAGGCACAAAGCATTTTTGCTATGTATTTTGATGTGTCAAGCTTCGGGCGGTACATATTCGGCTTGCCCTTTACAGGCACATCGATCATACAGGTATCTCTGATATTATCATTTTCCTTTGTTGATAACGGCTTGATTATCCACTGAAGCGGATTGCCCTTTTCATCAACAAGTGACTTTGTTGCGGAAAAAGTTGTATTTTCCCTTGTGATTTTATTCTTTTTCATAAATCTGCTGAAATCAGACATAGTTTTAATCATCCTTTCAAATTAAAAAATTTTACCCCTGCTTTTTTAAGCAGGGGCTTTAAATTACTGCATACCACCAAGAATATTAAATGTTTCAGGCATTTTGAAATCTTCAAATGTGAAATCCATATCCTCGTCAAGATATTCTCCGTCTGCATCAAACTTGGAAAGAATACCGCCGTCAATATTGCAGTCCATAAACACAACGGTCTGCCTTCCTGCAGAGCTTGTTGGATCTTCATTCGTTACCTGAATTTCAAAGTAAACATCCTCGCCTGTATCCTTATACTTAAGCATCATTTCTCGGAAAATAGAGGTATTGTAATGGAAGGTGGCAGAGCCTGTACCTTTCCAGCCTGTTGACTTGTTACCTGTTCCTGTTTTGCCAAGAATAGGTACCTCGGTTTTTGTTCTTTCAAATTTAGCTTCAAAATTGATTGCCTGCATAAAATTGTATCTATTATTACCGATTGTAACAAAGCATTCTGCCAATTTTGCAGACAATGCATCCTTAGCATTCATTGTAATATTTGCCATATATCATCATTCCTTTCTTACGCTACAGTAACAGTCATATAAAGCTTGGACATTGCATTTACAACAGTTACAGCATCATTAACCACAACTGATTTTTTATCATTTCCCTGCGTAACTGTTACATCCGCATCACTGAATTCCTCAATTGCTCTTATATCCTGAAGCTGCTCATGATGCTTAACAATATCTGCCCAAAGGCTGATTCTGCCTGCTGCATCATTCGGAACCGTACCCAGATACTTTGTGTTAAACAGAACTGCAATATCATTTGCAATCTGATCTACAACTCTGATTGTCTGATTATCCTTAAAAATAACACCCTTGGTATCTGTTACGGTAACAAGAGAGTTAATATCCTCCAGCACTCTTACATCATTGCCAACCTTATGAAGTGCAAATTCACCAAACTTAATTGCGTTTTCAAGTTGAGCCTGTGTATAGCTGACATCCACGCTGAATTCGCCGTCATAAGTCTTATTTAAGTTTGATTTGTTTACGGCACAGCCTGCTGCAATACCTGTTACCCAATAAACAAGCCCTGCTTCTGAATAATCTGTATCAAGCACTCTGTTTTTAACATTGATAACGCCCTCATAATCAGCTGCGCAATCATAAACAACAGTCTGAAACTTTGCACCGATTTCATCACGAAGTCTTTTGCAAAAGTTTACATACATTGTTTTGATTGTGTCCTCCGTTGAAGCAACACCCATTGCATTAAATGAATATGCTTCAATCTTATCAAGATAGCTCTGATGTGCTGCACCGTCCGTTGTGCCGTTTTCACCGCCCTTAAGAGGAGTGCCTGCTGTTTCGGCAAGTTCAAACTCCTTAAAGGTTATATACTCGTTTGCAGTTAATTCCTGTGCAGATGAAACTGTTTGAACATCAACAACAGCATTATCAAGCATTGTTTTAACATCAAACATTTCATTGTTATCAACATTTCTCTGAATAACAATTTTTAAATCATTTCCGCGGATACCGCTGAACTTTGCAACGGCATAATCATTTTCTGCCTTTGTTCCGCTGCCGTTTAAACGATAAGCATATAATGTTGTAATATTTCTGAATAAATCACGAAGCCCTTTCATTTTCTCGTGATTATAAGAATAGCCGAAAAACTTTAAGCTGTTTTTCTGAAAATCCGCACTTGTTACCTCAAACACCTCGTTTTCAATACCCCAGTCAAGCTCAAACGGCATTGTTGCAATTCCCCTGTCAGACAGCGCTGAATTTGCTGCTGCAAGAGAAACAAAATTAATATAAGAACCAGGAAGCACCTTGTTCTGTGCTGTAAATATTCCGCCTCCTAAAGCCATAATTAATTCACCTTTCCTTTCATAAATTTATTTATTACGGAGCTTATCTGTTCATTAGTGTAAATACCGTTATCACGCAATAAAGCCCCTAAAACATCTCTTTTATCCGAATATTTTTCCGAAGCAAGAATCTGCTCTTTTGTAAAACCTTTTTCCTGCTTTGTTTTAGTTTTTTTTGCTGCCATTATATCAGTTTCCTTTCGCATCACTACTGTATTCAACAGTTTCCATTGCAGGCTCTTTTGTCTGCCCCTTGTAAACAAACATATCGTAGTTCACAAAGAAATGGAGCACATCATCAACAAATTCGCTGTGCATTACTGTTCCTCTTACCGTATTGCCATCAACAGAAATCAATTCCAAAGCATCCATCAGTCTTTCCAAAACAGAGTTGCATTCGGCTTTTTTATCTGCTGTACTCGGAAAATAATGTATGCCGAACTGATTTGTTTTGAAATACCGCTTATTCAAAAACTGCTCCGAAGCAGGATTTACGCATGCAACAGAAAAACAGGGTGCTGTTAAACCCTGCTCTACTGTTTCTGTATAGATTTCATAATCATCACTGAATTCGGAATGAATTGCAATGCATATTCCGTCAATAATCTTATTTATCATTTGAAAGCCGCCTCCAATTTCTGTTTAATCTTCTTTTCAAGCACTCTTGGAGCGATATTCTGAAGTTCCTGTTCTGAAATAGTAAGCATAAACTTTCCTTCAACCCAACCTTTGTGATTTGCTGTTCTGTGCCCGAATTCAACATAGCTACTATATTCAACTAGATTTGTAATTTCAATCTTATAAACACCATTTATGTTTTCAATTTCACCAATCGTCCATCCACGGCGGAGTGTTCCGCCTTTTTTACCTGTATTTTCAGGATAAACACCAACAGGCGTTCGCTTTTTTACCTTTGCAAGCAATCTTGCTGCAAGCTCCTTTGCACATGCTTCCATAAGTGTATCTCTTTGAGTTTCCAAACTTTCAAGCTGTTTTTGAAGTTTCTTTAAATCAGAGCAGGAGAATTTACCCATTCTTGCCATTATGCCCACTCCTTAAACAATTCAAGGATTATTTCCTGATGTGTGTTATAAAAAGCAGGCTCACCGCTTGATTTATACTCGGTTGTTATACCATTCTGCGTAATAATCAGCTTTGAGCCAGCCTTGATATTAATTTCAGGATTGAGAAACACCTGTATAATCTGGAAAACAGAAGAAGCTACATCATTTTCGCCTGCATTGGTTATCGTTTTATAGGATAATCTGCAGGGCTGATTTTCCAAAGTAACAACCTCTTCAAATCCGATTGATTTATTTGCTTTCTGCACTTTTCGGTGTTCAACAACTGTGCAAATACCCTCATAGGTGCTTTCAATAGCCTTTTTGGCTGCTATTCTTGCAGTTTCCATCGCATTCACCATATAAGCCTCCTGTAATGCACAAATTCACCTTTTCCATAGGTAAGCAGATAATTGATAAGGTTTTCCAATCTCTGCTCTGCCGTAAGGCTTCCTTCGCCTGCTGCAAAGGTAACATTTGTGTCACCCTCCTGTATCTGTTTAACGGCGGTACTTAAATCAAGCCCTGCAATATCATCTGGTGAAAAGGTTTTCTTCACCAGATGAAATTCACCAACTGCCATATCAATGGCAATATTTATAAGTCCATTAGGGATTTTACTTACATTACAGTCATTTTTAATGGTGTTTTCAACCTTCTGAACAGAAAAAGCCAATACTGCTTCATCCTCATTTTTCCATTCATACCCGAAAGACTGCAAGCGTTCTTTAGCTTTTTCAATCATACAGCTTCACCGCCTTAATTAGCCTTTGGAGATAATTCTTGTAATCGCAATAACCTTGTGAGGAATAGCTGTTTTGCCGTCATTGATAATATTCCAGTTAGTACCTGTAGCAAGGTCTGCATTTGAAGCAGAAGCAGTAATGCTTGCAGGCTTTTCAAATGAAATACCGTCTACACCGCAGATATAACGGTCACGAACATAAAGCGTATCCTGACCACCGTTTGTTTTGGGATCTCTGCTCATTTCGTACGGCACAGCATCACCAATATCATCAAGAACGATTGCACCATCACCAAGAACATAGGTTGTATATTTTGTGTAAGCCTCCTGTCCTTCGGCTGCATCAATATCCTCGGTCGGCATACCATCGTCTACAAGAACTGTTCTTCCGTTCCAAGTTCCGATTGCCAAGTCCCTTGTAATACCATCTGCATCTGTGTATGTAAGATATTTGAGAAGCTTAAGATTTTCAAGATTTGTTGCAACTTCACTGTGCATAATTGCAAGTTTGAAGATAGACTTGTTATCTCCGCAGGCTTTCTGAATTGCCTTGTTAAGAGTTGCTGCGCCTACATTTGCACTTTCACCCTCATTCTCTGTGATGTCATAGGTATGCTTATCAATAAATTCTTTAGCAGCCTTTGCTGCAACAGAATTGCCTGTAACAGTCATACCGTAAATACCCTTAAGTATAGCAAGAAGTATATCCTGCTTAACATCAAACTTATAGTCTGCAATCTGTTCACCAACATTATCCATAAAATCAACACCTGCAGTAATGTTTTTGCTGAAGCTTCTTTCTGTCCACGAATCCATACGGCTTGCCGTAATAAAGCCCTGTTCATAGGTTGTTGTGTTTGTGGATGTAATATCAGTCGCACCGTCATTATTCTGTGAGGTTTCGCCTGATATTCTTCCGAAATACGGAATTCTTGCATAAAGCGAGCCTGTCTGTGAGCTTAAAGCATCCTTCGCCTGCTCATTTGTGCCTACTGCACCGCTCTTTGCAAGCTCTGCTTTCTTTGTGTTAGGCACTCTGTCTACATAAGCACCGAATGCCTGTGGATTGAATGATTTTGAATCAAATTTTGCCATTTTTCTTTCTTCCTTTCATTAATTAAATTTTGGCATCAGGATTTTCTTTAAGATAGGCAATCATCTGTGAATAAGACATTTTTGAAGTGTCGCCGCCTTCAATAATATCATCACTGCCTTCGCCTATCTTTGCACCCTTAACAATTGTTTTTGCAGAATCAAACAGGAACTTTGAATCATCAGCCTTTGATAGATTTAAAATCTGTTCCGCAAGACCTTTGATGGTTCCGTCTTCTGCAAGTTCTGCCCCTTCAAGATTAAGAAGTGCTTTAACAGCCTTTATGTTTTTGGCTTTTGCACCGATAAGAGCAGTTTCAACGGCCATATCCATTTTAAGCTGCTTCATTTCTGCCTTATACTCATCCTCTTTTGTCTTGTTGGCGGTCTGCAACTCGGAAATCTGCTGCTTTAATGCTTCAACATCGCCTGTTGAATTCTTAAGCTCCGAAAGCTGCGTATCTCTTTCGGAAAGCTGATTATTCAGCCCCTCAATTTCCGTTTTTGCGTTCTGAAGCTCTGTCTGAACTGAAGTAAATTCGGCTTTTGCCTTACCTATATCCTGACTGTTTTCATCAAGAATAGTATCAACCTGTTCCTTACTCAATCCCATGTCTTCTAAAAATTTTCTTTTCATTTTTCTTCATCCTTTCAGTTTGTTTTCGGTGTTTCTTTCACCACCGGAATTTGAAATTTGCGGCTTTTCTCGACATCCGCTCAGGTCAATTTTTATATGAAAAAAGCACCATGCAGGCGACTGCAAAGTGCTTAAATCAACTATTAAATTTGAGCAAAACAAAAGCACCATACATCAAGTACAGTGCTTAATAACATATTCAAAAAAGGATAGCCACCTTAATTACTAAGGTGGCTTTAGGCGGTTATTTGGCGAGCGTCGCATCTCTCGCATCTCTCAGGGTTGCCCCTTGTCATGCCATCGGCGTGTGGTCGCAACGAAATTTACCACCTCAAATAACCTTTCTTATCCTATGTTTATTATAGTATATTTATTCCGATTTGTAAAGTATTTCTTTATTATTGATATAGTTATTCCATCTACTTTCACTAATCTTCCAAGCGGAAATGATTGAATTTTTATATCCCGCTGTATCAGCAGATGTATGCAGTCGCAATACCATTTGAATCCGCAAATCATTTTCTGTTACCTGTTTTAAAATAAGACCTGTATTATTTGAATCTTTTAAAATGTAATCAGGTGAATTGATTGCAGTTTGTAAAAACGGTTCTATAATTTCAAAATGTCCTGGATGATGGTCTTTTATATGTGAAATACGCTCATCAGTTATTATAACCTCATCTGTTGTAATATCCTCTGTTACACATTTATATATGTTTTTATCAAGTTTCCCTACATGATTCACATCTCTAACCTCTTTATCATCTGTAGGTTTTATTATAGCATTATTTGACCTGTTTGCAACATATTTCTTATACCAATCACCATAACTCATATCGGCAGGGACATAGTATGTTTTGCCGTTTTCATCCCTTGCAGCTCGCTCTCCGATTTCGCCGAAATCATCATCAAAATACGGAACAGTAACGGACCTGCACCAACAATGAAACGGCGGAGCGGTTTTTCCCGGTTCATATTCAGACATTGGAAAATGCTTGCCGTCCATTTCTCTGCAAATATCAGACGTTTTACTATCCAATGTTGCAACAATCTCAAATTCCTCAACATCAAGTTCTTTAAAGGCTTCCCTTTGTGCTTCGGAATGGAAATAGGCTTCCTCTGTCATAACAAGTCTGCCAGCCTGTGATTTTGAAACACCGAATTTATTTGATATAGTCTTTATTGCATCATCAGGTGCTTTGCCAAGCAGGCAGTTTCTTGTAAGCTGTGTATGCAGTTCATCAACAAGCTGTGCTTTCTGCTGCCATATTCTGTCTGAAAAATTCTTTCCGTCTGCCGCCCAAGGCTTTGCAATAATCTTACTCAGCTTTCGTTCGTCTATCTGCCCTATCTCAAAGCCGATATTAAAGCCTTTTTGCATTTCAAATATACTATGATAATATGTATCAGAATATACCTTCCTTGCCATTTTATCAACATAATCAAACTCATTTCCAAATGCTTTTTCCGCCGCCTGCTGCGTTCGGATTTTCAATGCTTCAAGCCTGCTGATATGGAATTTGGCAGAAGCATTTTCAAGTTCCTTCATCCATTGCTGATTTATAGCATTTTCTTTTCCATATTTGATATATTCGTTGACATCCCAATGAAACTCTTTGAGTTCATTTGCCGACAGCAGCTTTCTTGCTTCCTGCATGGAAACAGAATTGTTTTTTGCAAGCCTGCCGTACCAAGCCTCTATCTCCTTTTGAATTTCCCGCTGTGCCTGCTCAAATGCAGGTTCTATTTTTTTATAGGTTGCTACTCCATAGGCATTTGAAGCATTTTCAAGCTCTTCAAATCTTTTCTTCCAATAATCTGATGATTTCATTATTCTTCTCCGCCACCATCTTCAGCATTGGTTTGATTATTGAATGCTCCACCATATAAGTCTGCATTCTTCTGCTTCTGTTGTTCAAGTCTTTCAAGCTCTAGCACAGGATCATCAATCCAAGGATGATTTGCAACAATCGTTTCATCAGAAATCATACCAACGGACTTAGCACAGTTATCAATAACAGAGCTTTCATTTATGAGCATATCCCTATTGAAAATAAATTCAACCTGTTCATTCTCAAAATCACCATAGCCCATATTATAAAGGTGCATATTGATAAACCATAAAAGTTCTTCAAATGAAGCCTGCAGCTGCGTTTCAATGCCGTTTGCATCCAAATCAATATCAGAATACATACTCTGAATATTCATTTCATTCGGATTGCCTGAAAGCCTGTCATCTTTGGCATCATAGCCCATTGCGTTTTCAATAAGGGCCTTTTTGAATTCAGCAAGAATAACCTTATAATTTTCAGCATTAACCTCAATCTGGAGCGTTTTCAAATCACCCTGAGCACCGTCAACCGTCTTAACCTTAACAGCCCCATATGAAGCAAGATTTTTTCTGAATTCGCCAAGACTCTGACCATCATAGTTTACAAGCACAAGTATGGTGTTTCTTACATCCTCCTCCATACAGTTTTGGAAATTGGATTCAATCGTATTTATGCCATCCTGTAAGGACTTAACCATTTTAATAAGCGGTATTTCTTCACTGTTATATTTAAACGGAATAAGAGGGATTTTAGACCAATTATAACCTTGTTCGGTTTCTTTATTGCTTATAATGAAATAATCCGAATGATAAGGCTCAACAGGTGTCAATGTGCTTCCGTTCAGTTCAAAATAACTTATGCCTGCTTCATCAAACACATCTACTCTTTCAATGATTTTTTCTTCATTTTTTCCCTCATAAGAAACCACATTATACAAATGAATTGCGCCATCTAAAACGGTATGCTCTGCATCAGACCACAACGGAATAAGTTCATAAGGCTTGATTCGTTTAAATGCAAGATTGCCGTTTTCATCATAATAAACAAAAAGCCACGCTATCCCATTATTCAGAAAATCCTTGCCTATCTCATTTAAAAGCCTGTGGAATTTCTTATTGAAAAACATCGAATTAAGCAGCTTAACGTAAGCCTTATTATCGCAATGAATTGAAAAAGGCTGCCCGAGCAGATAATTGTTTTTCTGAATAACCATTGTTTTGTATTTGTTATCAACAATTCTGTTATTCGGCAGATTATCAACTTTTTCAAGTTCACCGTCTGCACCTATGACGGTTCGTTCACGAAAAAGAATATCGTGCTTACCCTTGAAATATCTTTCTCCTGTAAGCATATCTGCTCTTTTCTGCGAATTTTTAAAATTGCTGATTTCCTTAACGATAAACTGTGAATCAGTTAATCTGCTTTCAGCACCTTTTTTGATAATATGATTTAATATCGAGGTTAAATCTGAAAAATTAAACATACTTTTCCTCCTTTCTGCAAAAGAAAAAGAACTACCGAAACAGTAGTTCTTTAAAAATTAATATTTTGTTGTAATTACAAATCAAATGACTGTGTTTGTACAGGCTTTATTTTTTGGAATTCTTCAACAAATCTTTGGGCATTATTAGTGTTGAAAATTTCAAATGCAATACATTTTACCTCATTGTTATCAACATATGTAAAAATCAAATAGTGCTCTACTGATTTGCTTATAGTAGTTTGGTTCGTAACCGTTTTCTTTCTTGCTCTGCCACCTATTGCTGCACCTAAAGGACCAAGAAGCATATATCCTGCAACAGCTCTGCCTGCACTTGAAACATATTGATCCTGTTTAGAAATCGCAGTTTGAATTTCACTATCTGTTTTTATAGCAATATCTGTTAGTTTTTCAAAGCTGAGATTATAGCTTGTTCCGCTTGTTTCAAACAGAATTCTATCATTGCACCAATAACAGTTTGTAGCCGCATCTTCTGCAACAGGTAAGCCATAAGTGTGCCTGCCAAAAACTTCCATTATTGCACCGATTTCTCTCATATGATTTTGATGTTCAATAACTTTTTTCTGATGTTCTTCAGCAGCTTTTTGTTGCATAATCTTTCCTGCCTTTTTCGCTTTGCTTGTTTTTACAGCCATAAAAATACAAAAAGCAATAATTAAAAGCAAAATTACAATTACAATTATATATGGCATTAATTCCCCAACAGTTGATTCTCCAACAGGTGTATCCATAAATAATTCCCCTTTAAATAAAATCTCACAAGGAAATATTATCACAATTGTAAAAAAATGTAAACAACTAATTAAAACTGAATGTTTCATCCTTGTTCATTTTTTCTGCAATGCCTGTTGTGGCATCGGGTGCATCATCATGTTTGTTTTTGCCCTCTTTCTGATATTTAACCATTACATCATAGTATTCAGGAAATCTGTCTCTCCAGTTTGACGGAAAATAAATATGATTCATAACCCAAGTGCTGTTGGAAAGTATCCTTGCTTCCTTGTTTTTAGACTGATAAAATGAGTTAATATTGCAATGATTTGAATGAAATCTATCTTGAAGTTCTCTTTCAACATTTCTTGCAAAGCCTCTGCCACCGTTGTTGCTCTCTATATCTGCAATATTCACGTGATCATCATGAAGCATTTTGGCAACTGCAGGCTCTGTAATCTCCATACCGTCTTTAGTATATAAAACATTAAGCACATAAGCCTCTTTGTTATAAACCCCGTAATTTATGCTGCACAGGTAGTCACTGCCGGTATCTGCCGTATCTGTATAATTTTTAACAGCGGTAAATAAAGAATTGCCGTTGCTGTCAACAGGCAGCTTATCATAGGTTTTAAAACTGCTGTAAAGCCTGCCCTTAATATCAATAGGCTCCTGCTGATAGTTTGCTGAGGCTATATCAATACCCATGGCTTTAATCTTGTTTTCATAGGACCTTTCGGAAAGAATTTCAGGGCAAAGCATAGCACCGTTATCCTGCTTCGCTTTATATGATATGTGCCTTACCCTTGAGCCTGCTGCTTTGAAATGCTCTAACGCTCTGCCTGCAAGGTCAAGACTGTGCCACCTTGTCATTACAATAATAATTTTTGCTTTTTCTTCAAGTCTTGAGAGCATCGTATCCGTAAACCAGGACCAATGCTTTTCAAGCACATCTGCGTTGTTCGCTTCCATAGAGGATTTGATTAAGTCATCTATAATCATTATGGAAGCACCAAAACCGGTTGCTGTGCCTGTCGGCGAGGTTGCAAGATAATTGTTATACCCATTTTCTAAGGACCACATATTCATCGCACCATCGCCTCTTTTGATTTTCACATCAGGAAATATATCGGAATAAATAATTCTGTCGCTGTCTGCCTTTTCTTCAGCAATGGTGTTTCTTACGTTCTTTGAAAAGTTTGTTGAAAGCGTTTCGTTATATGAGCCTGTCATAATCTTTTCAGATTGATTATTGCCAAGCACCCACTCAACAAAGCAGCCTATTGTTCGTGACTTGCCGTGACGAGGCGGCATATTCACAATAAAAACCTCATCATCGGAATTATAGAATTCCTGAAGCTGATTACAGAAATCAACAAGAAATAAGCGGTCTGATTTATAAAAATCAGGGGCTTTTACATTGCAATAATCAAAGAATGATTTTCTTGCACTGCGTATTTTCTGTTCGTTCTGCAGGACAAGCAACTCTTCAAGTGCTTTCAGTTCATCTGCCTTATTCATCATGAATGCCCAATTTGCCTTTCAGGCTTGCGATGCGTTCATCCAAAGCTTCATCACTCATAGAAGAAACAATAGAATTCATATTGCCCTCAACAGCAACATCCTTTTTATCTCTCCATTCCTCAGGCTTACGATTTTTAAGCCAGAAGATTTGTGCTGTTGTATCCGGTGGAATATAAATTTCTTCATCAGCATATTCAATATGTTCTTTTTCTGATACTCGTTTTCCGCAATCGTATTGCACTTCTTTAACTTTGATGGGCTTCTTAACTGTTTTGTTTATTCCTAACGCTTTTCGCAATAACGCATTTTCAACCTGAGTATCCACTATTTCTTTATTTATTTTTAGGGTGTCCGAAATGTCCGAATACTTACTTTTCCAATCGTTTAATGTACTACGTGATATTCCCATATTGCAAGCAATCTGTTCATCAGTTAAACCATTCCTTGCCCATCCACCAAGCTGAAGCAAGCCTTCAGCAGTTAACCAGTATTCATATTTTCCCTTTGCCATTCGGCTCACTCCTTTCTTTGCATAATAAAAAGCAGTAAGTATATTACCTACTGCTTTTGCTTTAGTTTACATATCTTAAACTTATTCATTTTTTAATAGTGAATCAATATCTCTTTCTATCGCATCCAATTGTTCAGAATAACGATATTTTTGATAATTATCCATATAACATTTAGTATTTTCAAATTTTTCGCGTAAAGAAGATAGTTTCTCTATATATAGAGAGAGTTTATCAACATCAATTTCTTCCTTGTTAATCTCTTGTGAAACTTTATATTTTAAGTCTCTTAGTTGTCTACTAAAGGATTCTCGTAAAACAACAGGACTATCTGACGAATTAGGTTTAATTGAATCTTTCAAATTATCCAGCATACTATAAATTCTTCTCAACATATATGCATTATAATCATTATCTGATTGTTCTTTTGCTGTCGCATTACTTTCTATAGTTGCCGCATCAACTTTTATAAGATTAATTAATGAATTAAAATGATTATCATTTTTTGTGTCTATAATTGCTTGAGATATATTTTTAACATCTTCCGCTACTTCATCAACAATGCATCCACTTCGATAATCGGTAGTTGTAAGTCCTGATATATCAAAAATTCGATCTGTTATATTATCTTTTACTAACACAACCGGTTTATCAAAAGCCTGCCTTATACCTAATTCAAATAATACATTAGGATTACGGGAACTTAAATCACATAATACCATTGGAGCATTAATCAATTCTTTAATTATTGTTTCTTGTATTAAATTTGTAGATTTTTTAAGATCAACTCTATCAGCTTCATATCCTGCATTTTCAATTGCTGGCTTTAGAATATAATTATAAACTCTTAAAAAATGTCCCGAAGAATATCCATCAGGATCACTAAATGGCATTATAACAAAACATTTTTCCTTTTTATTTGCAACTTTCTTAACCTTTGGTTGTTCTTTTTCTTCTACCATATATATCTACCTCCAAAAATAAATATAATAATATCTAATTATTAAAACATTAAATTTTAGAAGTAAATTTGTCAATGCAAAATTCAAAAACAATTATTTTTTCTGCAAAATTGTCGAAAAAAGTAGAGAAGCAGCAAGCAATTTAGCCTGCTGCTTCGTTTCAATTTCTTTCAGTTTACAGTATAAAAGATTTTTTTGTAAACTTCTATCTACTTTACTCTACTATTTAAAATAATTTGTATATTTTCCAAAGCTTGTTTATGAATTTTATAAATCCACTGTTTTGAATAATGTTCTTTTTCTGCAATATCGTCAAATTCCATCAACTGTAAATATCGCTTGTGTAGGACGTTATATTGCAATCTATCCTCCAACTGTTCAATAATTTTAATTCTTTCGTTTTTTTTATCAACAAGTTTATCAACAAGCCTGTTCAGTTCGTCTTCTTTATCTGCGATATCTGCAACTATTTTGCCGATTCGGTCACTGTTGCCTGAAGATTGAACAGGAGTGTCAGAGGTTGCAGCAGTTATACTTGTTGCAAGACTTTTAAGCTGGTCTATTTCAGCCAGCTTATTTTCTATAACAGAATTGTATCTTTCAATCTCCTCTAAATATTTCTTTGCATCAATCATCTTCTGCCTCCTTTGCCTGCTGCTTTGGGTGTTTGCTTTGGTTTGTTCTTGAACATAACAACGGAAACATACCAATGTGAATTATATTTGTTAAATCTTGAAAAGCAGCGAATGAAACGATAACCGGGATAACGTCTTTCCCAGTATTCTTTATCGTCAACATGGATTGTTCCCATACGTTCAACAGCTTTTCTTCCGATTCTGCCGTCCTTGTTTTTAACAACAGGTTGCTTCAAACCTTTTGCACAAACATAATTCTTTTTGCCCTGTGGGTCTTTGCGTATGTATTTGCAGAATGCTTCAGGGCCGAATGTATCAGGATCATACTCATCAACACTAATATGTCCTGCATGCCACAGCTTTTTGATTGTATCTCGGTCAATTCCTCTTCCCTGAATAATAATATGGCAATGAGGATTAGGCTGCCCTTTTCTTATACCTGTTTTGTAAACTGAACATTCCCTTACATAAACATAAAGAGACCTTTCTAAACCTCTTCTTTTTTTGTAATCGTTAATTCTTCTGATAAAATTCTTAATCATGTTGTCAAGTTCATCTTCTGTTTTAGGAGAGTTTGCAGGTGTAAAGGTTGGAACACAGATATAATCTCTTTCATCAAAGTTAGCATTGATGAGCTCAATAATTCTTTTTGTTGCTCTGTTGTAATTATACATCTGCTGTTCTTCAGAACTTGGATTTGTTCTTGGTGCTCTTTCAGGTATTCTTCTTCCTGCTAAATTTACAGGGAAGAAATCTACATTTAACAGTCTTCCTGCCTTTACCTGCTTTTCTCTTTCCATTATGTTCAACTCTCCTTGTTGTTATAAATACGTTGATTTGTTAACATACAGTACAAGCTCTTCTGCCGGACTTTCACCGGCTTGTTTTTTTGTTGCGGAAACCGCTTATATATAATGTAATAAATAATAAATACTATTTATTATTAACAGGCTTGTCCTTCCATTTGATTAAGCCGATCATTGCCATTATCAAATTGAAGCTGTACAAAAGTGCCTGTGCATAGGACTTATATATAATGTTATATATAATCCAAAATGTGTTAGTGCATATCCATATAATAAAGCACCAACGCTTCTGAAAACTGTTTGCCGCCGTTCCTACTATGGATGCGGCGGTTATTATGTACGCTATTTGTTGCATTATAATGTTTCCTTTGATGATTTTATTGTTTCGGCACGTTCAACTTTTATTACTGCGCCTTTCTTGCTGATATTTGCCTTAACTGCTCTTGGCAAAACTATACTTGCTTTATCAATGTGATCATAAGCAATAAGCTCAACACAGTATTTCATCAGTTCAAGTGCTTCATCACTCGGAGGAATTACATTGCTCTCAACCTGCGAATTAACAAATATATCATTAATCGCCTGTTTGGCATTGATAATTCTTCTTTTGATTTCCCTCTGCTCCTTTGCCGCAGGACAGTTACATTCCCTGCCGTCAAGCATTACCTGTCCGCAAAATTTGCAAATGTTTTCATTTTTTTTATTTTCCATAGTTGAAAATCCTTTCTGTTTTTTTTGTGTGCCCGATGTCTGCCGATTCTCAGCAGGGAGTGTGTTGGCGGCAACATCAAACCGCCAAAAATCCTTGCTTGTAATATTATACCGTTTGAGTAAAAGTCCATTGATGTTTAATTTCACACTTTACTGAAAATCAGGCAGCACATCACTTGTTTCTTTGCCTGCTGCTAAGCATAGCTTTTATCTTTATGCAATTATGTTGATAAAATAAACATTTTAGTTTTATGAATTGACAAAATTTAATTATATTTTTAAAATAAACAAAATATTTTTAAAGGACTGATTTATAATGAGTAACAAAACTAACACTAAAATAGCTTCTAAAGAGCAAATTAAACCAGCAATTAAAACTACCCAACCAACCTATAACACTGATTCAATAATTTCTCTTATGAATATATATCTGCAAGAATTCATTCACAGAGATAAACATATGTGGAGTCAGAATTATAGATTCTTTTTTGCCTCTCTTACCATAATGCTTTTGCCCAATCTTACAGAGCGATTAGGAATAGCTATACCTCAATTCTTTTCTTCATATGTCTGGCTATTTCCTTTAATGGGAATTATTATTGCAATTGTTTTCTTATATGTATCATTGGGTCTTGCGAAGAGATTTCAGGCAAGCAGCCAAACATATAACAAAATCATTAAGCTTCTACCCGAAGAATTGCAAAGGGAAAGCATCAAAAATATGCCTATAAAGATTTTAAATCACACTAACACTTATATTCTTCCTATTTTAATGTTTGCAGTTCTTATCATTCTTGGAGTGATATTGTTCATAGCATCTGTTACTGCCCCTGCGGCATAAATTAATTTTTATTTTCAAGAATGTCACTAATCTGTCTATCGAGATCGTTAATGATACCATCATAATCACCGAATGCTGCATGGGCTTTCCATGATTGGTAGCATTCCTCAAACTTCTTTTTACTGAGCTTGCCTTCAACAACAAGGCAAGCCATTTTTTATATTGTTGTGTAAACATTTGGTTTGCATTATGTAAACAATTTATTTTTTCCTCTCAAAATCCTTGCGTGTGATTGTTTTATAGCATTCAGTACGATAGCAGTCTTTGCCACTCTTACTACAGTTGAGGCTATAAAGGTTACGCCAATAACTGTGTTTGCAATGTCTACAATCTCTCGCTGTTATAAGCCAGTAAGGAAAACGGATAAGAGGCTTTAATATGTTTAACCATATCCATTCACCTGCTGCACAAATTAATTCAATTATTATCATTGTTATCCTTCCAATCTAAAGCCTGTCCGCAATAGCAACAATATGCTTGCTCATAATTGTCGGATTCGTCTTTTATTGCAGGATTATCACAGATAGGACAATACGCTATATCCGGAATTTTCAATTTTCCAATAATACTCTTTTTAACAGGCTTTTTCGGTGTCTGCTTTTCAAGGGCTGCCATACCCATGCGGCAGGCTTCTTCAACAATTTCAATGCTTTCATAGTGTTCCCTGTGTTCTGGGTTTAATATTTCAATCGCTCTTTCAGTTGTCATTATTTTTCCTCCAGCATTTCAGGGTTATCGTGAACGTTGCCTATTTTTTCAAGTTCATACTTATTATTGATATAATCACTAATAAATGTCACATTGCTTCCATCAATATCAACTGCTACAAAACAGGCTTTAACTGGAATAAATACAACTTTCATTCGAGGATGATAAAAACTCAAAAAATTTTTAAGTTTGCGTTTCAAGATATCCCCCTCAAAGATTTTATTTCCGTTCTTATCGGTTAAGCCAGTGTATTGACCTACTGTTTCAGGGACAACTAAAAATGAACCATTTTCGTTTTGAATATAATATTCAATATCACTGGTATATGTATCTTTTTCTATAACAAGTGAGCCTTCATACCAATAGAGGGATTTACTTCCGTCTACCTTTTGAGCTCCTCTGAATAATATCTCTCGCATCTTTATACCTCCTCACAGTAACACCACTTAATACCTTTTGTGTGTGATTGTCTACCTTTAAGATTAGCAACGATATTCGAAGAAAAAATTCCTGTATCCCTTTCAGCTTCCCTTATACTCTGATAAATTTTAGTTGTTTCCCCGCTTTTTACATATGTTCCTATTATCGATTTCTTAATCTTTGAATTATGTAAGTCATAACAATTCATAGTGTGCAACGTTTTAGCTGCATGTTCCACATTTTCAAGTGGAGTGCACCATTCTAAATTTTTCACATCATTATTTGCAGAATTTCCATCTATATGGTTTACAAAAGGCTTGTTAAAGGGATTGCTAATATAATGTTGTGCAACTAAACGGTGAATGTAAAATCTTCCTTTTGTTCCATTATTATATAAATCAACATAATAATAGCCTCCGCCTGAATGATTAGATGTTGGTTTTTTAATATGCCTTGTTATAACATTAACAACTGTACCATTCGGATATATTGCATAATTTTCAAAATCTTTAATCAATTTCATAAACATACCCCCAAGACTGAAATGGGCGGGTTAATGGCTTTTTATTATCAACGGAGCACCACCAATCACCACCGTCCTCACAAGGAAAACTTGCACCGCATGATTCTATGTATTTACAATCTCCACATTGGTCTAAATCGTCCTTATTGCAAATTGTGTAAAATTCACTCAACTCTTTCGGCTCATCATAGATTTTAAGGTTTGTGATGTGATATCCGTATAATGTTTTGCCTTTGCCGTATTCCCACAACTGCTCTTGTGTTAAACAAGTTAAAGCTAAATCATCATCGGAAATATCGTAAGAACGGGTGTATTCATTATCAAATACCCATTCCTGTATTTCATCGCAAATGTATTCGCCGATAACTTTGCCATTGAATACTGTATGTCCGTTTTGTAATAAAAGAATTTCAGTATCTTTATAAAATTTTGGTTTGTAGACTATGAAATCATTTGTATGTCTACTTCGATAAAATAATATTCCTTTATCTCTTGTGCAATATATGTAAACCTTGAAAGGTGTATCAAGTTTAGGTCCTGTTTTCCTTACTTCATATCCTTTTCTACCTACTGCTATAAACTCACAGTATTGAGGTTTTATGCTTTGCATTATTGATGGTAGTATTGAATTCATTGTTTAATCCCCCAATATCTTCCCAATTCTGATAGTTCGATGAAAAAGATTGATATACAAAAAAGTTTCAGTTTCCCAATGAGACATACCAACGCCAAAACTCCATTGATGTTCATACAATTTTTCGACTTCTATACGGAATTTAGTTCTATTTCCCATTCAATTAACCTCCTCATCCATTTTTGCACCGCAGTCTTCACAATAAGATGCCCTATATGTAGCCCAAGAATGTTCTTCACCACAATTAGAGCAAATCTGGCAATCGTCATCTTCAATCCAATGAGCGTGAACAACAGGCTCATAGTCGAGGGTTGGCTGTGCATCAATAGCACTTTGCATTGCAGTAAATATGGCTTCTGCCATTTCTTTGTAGTCTGCTCTCAATAAGCTGGTATCGATGCCTACTTCTTTTAGTTTATTCGCATCAATCGGTCTTACTTTTGGCATTTTCAATCCTCCTAAAATAATCTTATTTGTGCTTTTTCGGCTTCAATTCTTTCTTTTGCAATATTGTAATATTCAAAATCCAACTCGCTTCCAATAAAATTTCGATTGCTTCGTATGGATGCAATCGCAGTTGTTCCGCTTCCCATAAATCCATCAAATACGGTATCGCCTTCGTCTGACGATTTAAGAATACACCTTTCAATTAGTCCGATTGGTTTTTGATTTTGGTGCACCTGTTCTGATTTATTAACCCTTGAAAATCTCCATACATCAGGGATTCTTTTTCCACGAATAAGAGGATTTCCTTTTGAACAAAAAAATATTACTTCATATGAATATCCAAATGTCGTGTCTAAATCCCCCATACCATTTGAACCCTTATCCCAAACAATTATGTTTTTAATATTAAAGAATTTCTCTAACTGAATTTTAAAAAAATCTATAGTTTTGTAGTTTGTAAACATATACATTGCTGAGTTATTTTTTAATACCCTAAAACATTCTTTTATGTAGTTTTCAATCAATAAAAAATTATCATCGTTCATAATTGGTTTGTTAAATCTGCTTGCTTTATCGTGCCGGGAATAATTAATACAATATGGGGGGTCTGTTACAATTAAATCAACGCTTTCATTTGGAATGCTTTTTAATAAATCTATACAATCACAGTTGTAGATTTTATTTATTTCAACCATTCTGCAACTCCTTCAGCCTTGCTTCGGCTTGTTCTTTGGTGAGGAATATTGTTTTACCAAAGTTTTTTAAAGGCAATCTACACGATATGTTAAGACCTTCGTGTAATCCTACTATGTAACTATGTCGTCTTACTCGAGTTTCGGTCTGATTCCAAAACAGATGAATTCCTGCAACCTTTAATATTGACATTCCCCATGGGTACTGAATTTGATATACCGTCTCGTCACTCTTGCAAGGTAGCTCAATTACTTTTGATTTGTCTTTGAAATTGTTACAGTTCTCAGCGTTCTTAGGCAAATTGAATTTTGTTTTATCTGTGTAAAATTTACACGCTTCATAATGAAAACAATCTTTACAAGTCATAATTACACCTCGTTTCTGCTGCTTGATGTTATAACAACCTCGCCGTTTTCAAACTTAATTGTTTCATTTCCTACTTTATAAGGCAGTTCAATCATAGTGCCGTTTTCGAGTTTGTCCTCATAGAATTTTAGCCGTTCTCTCAATTCGGCAGCTTGCACGGCAAGATAATATAAGACCGTAAAATCTTCCTCATAATATTCAAAAAGACCTTCTTCCATAATATCTTCTGGAGAGAAATCAAAGCCTTTTGCTTTTGCTAATTTTGATACATATTCGCACAAATCAACATTATATTCCCCATTTTCATCTGCTAAAAACACTTTATTATCTTTTGCAATCGCAAAATTGAGCATTCCCTCTAAACAGCCTTTTGGGGTATCTGTTGTTAATCTTTTCATTGTTTTACAAGTCATTTAATCTATCCTTTCTGCAAGCACCACTTCTACAATTCTATTCACTATGCAGTGCTCACACTTTTCGTCAAGTTCGTCCTGCGTTATATCTGACACAGGATGTTTGCATATATTGTCACAGATATTCTATGTTAATTCTTCTTTTGGGTCTTTGCGTATTAATGTCATGACTCTTCCAACCTTTCAAATTTGTAACCCCCAATATCTGAAAGAGGGATTGCTCCGAGTGGATAACCAAGCGGTGTATCGCTATCGTGTACCAAAACAATTCCGTTTGGTGTTTCTTTTGCTACATACGGAAATTTCTGTCCTTGATAATCAAGCTCATATCTATCTCCGTCTTTTACTCTTATTCCCTGTGCTTTTCCTAAACACATACTATTTACCACCATTTATTCGTTGTTGTGTTACGGCGATAGGGAATTCTTCAATCTCTGATGCCCAAAGACAAGTGCCTTCGCCGTTCAACGTTTGCCATATCAGAGGAAATCCGCCGATACCGTCAAACAGACTTGCCATAGTAACATCTGAGCCACAAGCAAGTGATAACCTTTCAAGAACCCAAAACCACGGCGGCAAAGCTATGCTATTGCCAAGTGCCTTGTATCTTGCTGAGTCGGTAGTTTTTCGCTTTTTACCGTTACAATCTATGTACTCGTAAATAGCTTCTACCCACTCATTTACAAGAGTTCCATCAGAATTAAATTCTTGATGTCTTCTATAATCAACAACCTCTCCTATTTGAGTCCAGCCGTCCGGAAAGCCTTGCAGTCTTTCGCATTCAAGAGGGGTTAATCTTCTTACTATAAAATCTTGTACAGTAACTCTCTTGGATGCCTGCAAGGTCGGTGCAACAGAAGCACTTACACTTAGGCTTGCACTTGATGATGCCTGTCCTTGGAAAACGTACACGCCATTACGACCTGTTGAAAGCCCGCACTTTACGCCGAGTGTAGCACTTTTCTCTCCTGTGAGAGTTGCATTATATCCGTCATGTCCCGAAACTGATGGGGTAAAAAGTGTTTGGTCGTTGCCCGTTGCGAGCGTTCCGCTTTTTTCTTCTTGTATCAAAGGCCCTTTTCCTCCTCCGTTACAACCGCTTCTCATTCGCATAAGATATGACTTGTTTTGATGTTTTACAGTTAATACCTCGCTACCACCGCCATAGTTTCCACCACTATTTTTTAGGGATGCAGCAATATCGCTTTCTGTATATTTGTCATATGCATCTTGCAAGTAAGTTGTACTGTTTGTTGGGGATAGACATAACCTACCCATCACATCCGATTCATGTTTAGGAGCTCCTGCACCTGCTCGAAGCGTGCTCGCAACATTTGAAAGTGCAACTGTATGCCTATCCATTGTGTTGAGCGTGTAACTTTTATCCTCAGTCCAACCCTTGCCGTTGCAACCTGCTGTGTCGGCTCTGTCAATACAGTTACCTTGTACACAATAACAACGACCTGCTCCTGTTGCCCCTAATGTGTGACATGGGTCACCAATTTTAGGATTGCTTGCATTGACTTTTGAGGTTACTGTTTCTCCGTTGAAGATAACTGTTGAGCTTGCTGTTCCAACGCAACTCTCAGCATTTCGGGTAAGGATTTCCCACGGCGTTCTGCTCTGCGAAGAATTCCTCGACACGCTTTCGCGCTCAAAGAGTATTTCGGAAGCGGAGAGTCCTCCAAAATCTGCAACAAGTGCGATTCTACGACGTCTCTGGGGCACTCCGAAAAACTGTGCATCGAGAACTCGCCAAGCAACGCTCCATTTTCCTGCCACATCGGTAAGACATCCTGCTGTGGGCCATCCGTTTTTAGGCATAGGAACAGCGGGGGCTTCTTCGCAGACGACTTTGATTGTTTCGTGCAAGACTGCTCCGAAGTCTGCTCCCTTGTTGGAGCTGAAGGCTCCGGGCACATTTTCCCAGACCATAAATCTTGGTCGGATGTCTTTGCCTGTTCTTCCTTGTTTTGCATCTTCTTCCCTCATTTCTTTTATAAGTCTGATTTGTTCCATAAATAAGCCTGAGCGTTCGTCTTTAAGACCTAAACACTTACCTGCGATGCTCAGACCTTGGCAGGGGCTGCCGCCTATAATTACATTTACAGGGTCAACCTCTGCACCTTTAATTTTTGTAATATCGCCTAAGTGATTCAATTTGCGATACCTCCAATTTTCTAATCACATATTTATCTAACACTTATTCTGAAAACTAAAAGCAACACCGCAAGGGCTATTGCAAACCGTGCTGCTTGTTTTATAATTTCAGGCATATCTATTTTCCTTTCAGCTTTTTGATTATTTTCTTAACATGGTCTACAATCTGTGTTTGATTCAGCCCTGCCGAGCGAAGGTCATTTATAAGGCTTGAGAACAAGCTGTTTTTCTTATTTTTTTCGGCAGACGCAAAAGCACCCTGCCACTCCTCGCTCAATTCAATATAGCTTGGGTCTATGCTTTCAACACATCTTGCACCTGTTTCAAGTCCTACAGAAATATTCAAGCCTTTATCCTGCCTGCTTTTGCCTTTGTTAACATAGGCTATATGATATTTATTGCCCAGCAAATACTGCCTATCTCCCGGTGCTTTGGCACAAACAACGGAAAAGCCCTGTTCAAGGCAGATTTCCGCATCTTCATATGTCATGGCTTTTTATCCTTCCTTTAAATTCAGATACCTTTTCAAGGTTTCAATAGCTTCGTCAGCTGAATGGCAGACAACCGCAAGATTGCCTGCTGCATTAAGATTTGCAAGCCATTCCTTTTGATTTTTGGTCGGCTTGCACTTTTTATCTTTTTTCATTTCTATGTAAAGAGCATGATAACCGCCCTTTGCACAAGGCAGGCACAAATCAGGAACACCCTTTTTCAATCCTGCTCTTTTAAGAGCAGCACCGTTTGCAAGGCTGCGTTTACCCTCGTTGGTGATATGGTAAAGCAGTTTCAATTCAGGATACTTTCCTGTGCTCCACTCTGCCCATTCTGCAACGGTCTGCTGCTCGTCCAATTCTATTGTTTGCATGATTAAAGTCCTTTAATTTCTGTATTCACCATGGCATCAGCTTTTATTTGGTATATGTCATATGATGCTTTTCCACCTATTTCGCTTGTATCAGCTTGGATTTCATTTAAGTATTCGTCAAAATGGTTTCCGAACAATGTTGAAGGACGCAAATACTTACACATCTTTTTGTCAGATTGCCATGATAATATTTTGTTATCTATAACCTTTTTGAAATCTTCAACACCATAACCTTCAGCAAATCTTGCGTTAATAAGTCTTTGCGTTTCCTTGGTTTTCCAACTGAGGGTTTTTCCCATCCTTTGATTAAAATACCCTATTATGTTTTGGTATACTTCATCAGGAAATTTTGCAGTTACAAGTGTAATCTTATAGGCTGCCTTTTCTTTTAATGATTTGCGTTTTAAACACATATCCTCGTTGCCTTTAAAAGCGTTTTCTATTTCTTCAACCAGCCTTTTACTGATGGTTGCTTGTCCGCCTTTTGAAACGGCTATGTAAAAAAGAACATTTTCAACTTCTTTTCTCATGGTTCTGCTCCTTTGCTTTGCTATTCATCCTCAGTTTGGCAATTGTGCTTTGCAGGATAATATTTCTGCCTTCGGATGCGGTGTACTGTTTCATAGCTTCCTTGTGTGCTATCTTCCAGTATGTAATTTCCTGCTGCATTTCAGGAATTACGTTATCCTCAAGCTGACAATAATATCCGCATTGCCTGCCGCATATGTTTTCATTATTCTGCTCGGCAGGCTTGTTCCTATCCCAGCGAGCAAGCAACTCTTTTATTTGCCTACGCTGAAGCATTACTGTTGCGGCAAGTACCGCCATTATGACCGTAACAAAAAGCAAAATGCCTATGTATACCAATCCCCATGGGTATGTTAATTCTCCTGTTGGTGTCATATTTTCAACTCCTTTGGTTTATACTTAATGCTCTTTGAGCATCCTCCGATATACGATTCAATATTCTTTCTATTTCTTCCTCTGTTTTTACACAGTAATCATCACATATCTGAATTGTTGTATTGCCGATTTTGAATTCTTCTACTACATTTCCATCCACAATACCACCTCACTTATGTTTATTGCGTTTCCTGTTTGTCTTATGATTTGACAAACTATGTTTTATCGTTTATAATAGAACAAATGATATTTATGCTAATGTCTGAGTAATTTATCATTTGTTCTACCGACTGTTGCCGCAGTCGGTTTTTTTATTTTTTGATTGTTTTATTTATAATTTAATTCAAGTTCAGTGTAACAACTAAAAAAACTATTGTATTTTGCAACACTCCATATAAGCAATTTATCTTCTAAATCACTGTGGGCATTAATTAGTTCACGTTTTGTTTTTTTTGCATTCTCCTGCAGTTCCGCACTCTAAAACATCTACGCAACCTTTTTTTACGAGTACATACATAACTTTTCTAATTCCTTTCCGCAATTGTGAATTATTTTCACACTTGTGCAATCGTTGCATTTTTCTTTTATTGACCTCCGTTTTTTGCTTTGGTATAATTTAGACAAGAAAGGAGGTATAAAAATGTATAAATATCCGAGTTCTTATGATGCTCATAAAATTGCTAAAGAGTTTACAAAATTAGCTTGTGAAACCGATTTAATTACTAAAAAAACAACCGGACGAGCAACAGCAAGCGAAGTTATACAATTTTACGAAACTATCTATACTACTTTTTTAGAAGAAAATAATTAATCTAAAACGACTGCTCTGGCTTTGATGAGTTCTGCCAGGGCAGTTGTCATTGTTCCTATATTATCAACATCTGCCATTGATTTAATATCTATTAAACATATACTTTCTGCAATATGCTCAACAGCTTCATCGACTTTACTTGCATCAAACATTGTTTCACCTCGCTTTCTATTCGTGAATATCTTTCACAGTTTTGTCGAATTTTGTGGTTGTTTGACTTGCCACCTTATTCTTGATATACTGATTTCAAGAAAGGTGGTGAATATATGAAAGATTTCAAGGATTTTAAAGATTCTATTTCTAATGAGAAACTTAATCAAATTATTAATTTAAGAATTGATAAAGTTAAAGAAATTGAAAAGGATATGGACTTCCCATCTCCAACCGATAAAATGATTTGGATACAACGAAATCAAACAGTTGGTTTCATTGTTGATTTGCTTGAGGAATATCATAAGTGGTTAAATGAATAAAATGGTCTATCACTATTCTTTAACATTTTTTCATTGATTGATTTCATTACTTTTTCAATAATTTTTGAATCATCTAATTCTGCTGACCTTTGTAACTGCAATATAAGGTCAGCTATTTCTTTGTCTGTTCCTTCAATAATTACTTTCATAATACCCTCCTATGCTGTTTTTCTTTTATGCGGATTTTGGGGTTGTTGATTTAGTGTCTGAATTTGGTGCATATCCACATTCTTATTTTAAAAAATACATTCAAGCAGTCTTGCCAGTATAAAACCAAATGTGACACTCGAAAAAATTAACTTTAAAAGTTTCTTGTCAATATCACTCATAACACCATTCTTTCTGTTTTTATCGTTTCGCTTTCTCACTTTAAGTGACACTAATAGTTAAAAAAAATAAAACCTACACTTCTATTAAAATAATTAGCTATCTTTTCTTTAATTTCATCACGAGGAACACGAACTCCTGCTTCATATTTTTTATATGAAGATATGCTGATTCCAACATCAAAAGCCACCTTTTCAGGAGTAAGGTTTGAACTCTCACGCAAAGACTTAATTTTTTGCCCCGCTTTTATCATATCAAACATTCATCACACCTCCTTTATGTTGTTTCTCACTTTAAGTGACATCATTACTATAGCACATATTATTCGCCTTGTCAACACTTTTAGTGACAAAACTTTCTTGACATTTGACACTTATAGTGATAGTATGTAATTACGCTGAAAGGATGCGATATAGTGATTAAGTATACTAATAGTTTTTCAGAAAATTTAAAAACATTAAGAAAACACCAAAATCTTTCACAAGAACAACTCGCTGATAAATTAAATTTATCTCGCTCCATTGTTGGAATGTGGGAATCCGGTCAAAGAAAACCAAGTTTTGAAACATTGGAATTGCTTGCTGATTTCTTCAATGTACGACTTGATGATTTATCCGGGAGAAAGAATCCAAATACTTTGCCTATCACTAATGCTGAAATAGATAGTTTTATTAGTAATTTCTATAATACCCCTATATTTGAAAGTGTATCAGCCGGATTTGGTGTTGCTGCTATAGATAGTGTTGTAGATTATATTCCTTTGCCATATAACAACAGAGCTGAAGCTAATGAAACTATTTGTATTAGAGTTAAAGGTGATAGTATGTCGCCTAAAATTGAAGATGGTGACTTAATTCAAGTACATAAGCAATCTTCTGTTGATAGTGGAGATATTGCTGTTGTTCTTATTGATGACGATGAAGGGTTTGTCAAAAAAGTTGTATATGATACTGATTATATTCAGCTAATTTCTGTTAATCCTTATTATCCTATTATGGAGTTTAAAGGAGCAGATGTTTTGCGTGTTTCAGTTGTAGGAAAGGTAAAAAAAATTATTAGGGACTTATAAAACAAATAGTACAAATTACAATATAATAGGACTTACTTGCCCAAATTTATTAAAATATTATTAATCCCTTTACATACCAGAACAAATATTCTAACATTATGTTGAGGTGATAAATATGGAGGAAAAATTAGTGAAAAGTGAATCAAGTTTTGCATTTCATATTGATGGTGATAATTTCATTGACGCCGAAGTTTTATCAAATATAATAAATGATATGGCAAAATTGACTAAATATGCAGCAAAAGAGGAAAACCCCGAAGCATATTTAAAAATGAATGTAACAGCGTTTAGAAATGGTAGTTTTGAAATTGATTTTTCAACCATATGTGAAATTAAGGATGATTTAATTAATTGTGTTGAAGTTGCAATCCCACTTGCTGCAACACTTGTTGGAACTGTAAAAGGTTATTTAGAAATAAAAAAATTAATTAAAGGAAACAAAGCTAAAGAGGTTAAAGAACTTCCTGATAATAAAATACAAGTAACTAACCTTGTTGGTGATAGTATTATTGTTAATAAATCAAGTGGCACTATACTAAAAGATGTAAATATAGATCAGACAGTAGTAAATATAAGTAACAACATTTATCAACATAATCCCGGTGGTGGCTTTTCTTTTAATAATGATAATGTAAATACCCATTTTGATTGTAACGATATTATCAATCTTGGTAAACCAGTTCCAATGGACGATATAATTACATATCAAGAAAAAACCATAACTGTTAACTTGCTAATTAAAAAAGCTGATATGTTAGGGCATTCTGCTTGGAGTTTTATATTTCAGGAAAAAACAATACTGGCACCAATTGTAGATTATGATTTCTTAAAAAAAGTACATAACGGAAATGTTTACATTCACGCTGGAGATTACATTGAAGCATCGTTAAAGGTTTCTTACCAAATAGATGAATATAATTTGCCTGTTGAAGGTACTACCAAATATGTAGTTGAAAAAGTTATAGGTGATATAAAAAGTGATGAAAACTATAAACAATTAGAATTCTAATAACAAGAATTTTTCACAGTAATTAAGATTTTGGTTTGAAATAATGCTGTATACTCAAGTATACCTAAACTTCTTTTATAGGAAATAAACAATTAATTAGTAATTGCCACTATAAGTGGATATAAAATAAAAAAAGGACCATTTCAAAAGAAATGGTAAAAGGAGAAAATAAATGGGTTTCAGATTTAGAAAATCAATAAGTATTGGAAAAGGGCTTAGGTTAAATCTAAACAAAAAGAGCATTGGTTTTTCGGTCGGAACAAAAGGAATGCGCTTTTCAATAAATTCAAAAGGACGAAAAACGGCAAATGTGGGCATTCCGGGAACGGGATTATATTACACAAAAACTAACAATAGCAGTTCAAGCAGGCATCAGTCTGTTACTAACAATAATACCAGCACTGTACCAAATAACGAAACCTGTAAAAAATGTGGTGCTGCTATTTATCCAACGGACAAGGTATGCAGAAACTGTGGTTATAATTTACAAAACAAAGATATTCCTACTATCATTGGGCTTGTTTTGTTTTTTCCGATTGGCTTATATTTTATGTGGACCAAGACCAATTGGAATAAAATAATCAAAATAATTATTACAACTTTTTTTGCTATTAACTGTATATTTTTTACAGCCATAGCGTTATCTACTACTGATGATCTTCCTGAAGTAAAAGTATCACAAACAGGAATTACAGAACTTGAATTTTTACAAACTGATGATATAGAACTTGACTTAACTTCAAGATTTAAAGGCAGCAAAAATTCTTACTTTTATGTAAAAGGAAATGATACATTTAATATAGAAGATATTGAATTTATTTCTTCCAATCCCGATGTAGCTAAAATCAAATACAGCAAAACGACATTGACTACACATGTATATTATGATATTACTGCAGTAAGTCCGGGAGAAGCTACAGTCTATGTTCAAACCAAGGACGGAATTATAAAATCTGAAGAAATAAAAGTGATTGTTGTCGGAGAAACCACCACGGAACTAACAACGGAAGAACAAACAAGCATTCAAAAAGAAACAACAACCCAAAAGGAAACTTCTACTCAAAAGGAAACCTCTACTCAAAAGGTTACTACTACGAAATCACAAAGTAATAAATCCGAAGTCAATTCAAGTTATGTATTGAACACGGATTCAATGAAATTTCACAAACCCAGTTGTCATGTGGCAAAAAAAATAGATACCGAAAATTTTTCACAAAGCAATAAATCATATGAAGAATTAATCAATGATGGTTACTCACCTTGTGGAATCTGTTTAAAATAAGTAAAAAAAATCCCTCAACCTCGCCAAAGGTTAAGGGATTCGCAGAGTGTGATACACTCCACCAAAGCAAATAGATTGTATCACACTCTGCTTTAAATTGCAAGCAGGGTATTTTTATGCCCTTTTTTAAGTAAAATTAAGAGGAGTGATATAATATGCAGCAAGATGTTATGTACTTAAGAAAAAGCCGTGCCGATATTCAGGCTGAAGAACAAGGCGAACTTGAAACACTTGCACGTCACGAAAAAACACTCACTGAGCTTGCTCTGAAGCATGGCTACAATATAGTAAAAACATACCGTGAGGTTGTTTCCGGAGAAAGCATTGCTGCAAGACCTGAAATGCAAAAACTGCTTACCGAGGTTGAAGCAGGTATATACGATAATGTTCTTGTTATGGAAATTGAACGTCTTGCAAGAGGTGATTCAATAGACCAAGGTGTAATTGCAAGAGCATTCAGATATACAGGAACAAAGATTGTTACTCCTGTTAAGGTTTATGATCCAAGCAACGAATTTGATGAAGAATACCTTGAATTTGGTTTATTCATGAGCCGTCGGGAATATAAAACAATCAACCGACGTCTGCAGGCGGGAAGGCTTGCATCTATCAAAGAAGGAAAATGGGTTTCTAACAAAGCTCCTTTAGGTTATAAGCGAGTTAAACTTGACAAGGAAAAAGGCTTTACACTTGAAATTATACCCGAAGAAGCTGCTATTGTCAAAATGATTTTCCAACTATACACAGAGGGCATTGAAGAAAACGGCACTAAAGAAAGAATAGGAACATCACTCATTGCACAGCACCTCAATTCCTTAGGATTTAAAACCAAGAACGGAAATGCTTGGAGCTGTCCTTCGGTAAGGGACTTATTAATTAACCCAGTTTATATTGGCAAGGTAAAATGGAACTGGAGACCGGCGGTTAAACAGATTGTCGATGGAAATGTTACATACTCAAGACCAAGAAACAAAGACGTATTCCTTACTGACGGCTTACATCAGCCGATTATATCAGAGGAAACATTCAATGCTGCTCAAACTATCATCAAAGGCAACCGCGCAAATCCTGTTCGTCGAGATAAGGTTATAATGAATCCCCTATCAGGAATCGTTGTATGCGGAAAATGCAAACATAGAATGCAGCGCAGGCCATACCAAGACGGCAGGATTCCAACTTTGATTTGTCAGACGCTCAAGTGCAACAATGTAGGAAGTGACCTTGACATTGTTGAATTGCGTATTATACACGCCCTTGAAGAATGGCTGAATGATTATAAGCTGAAATGGAACAACAGCACTTTAAACAAGAATGATGAAAGTGAAGCGGCACTTGCTCTTCAAATCAAAAATATAGAAAAGCAAAAGACAGAACTGCAAAAGCAGCTCACAAATGCTTGTGAATTTCTTGAAAAAGGAGTCTATACTCCTGATTTATTTAAAACAAGAAGTGATGCTATAAATGCAGAGTTAAACAGCTTAAATATTGAAGCTGACAAACTCAGTAAACTTCTTGAAAATATAGACCAAAGGAAAATCGAAGCAAAAACAATAATCCCTAAAATAGAAAAACTGATTGATGTGTATTTCTCATTACCTGATGCAGCAACTAAAAACAAAATGCTGAAAGAGGTTATTGAACGAGTTGAATATACAAGAGAAAAAGGCGGACGTTGGGTTGAAAACAAAGATAACTTTGATTTAAAGATTTTTCCAAAGCTTCCTAAGTCGCATTATTAAGCCAAAAAATGAATTTGGTTTTTTATAATGCTTTCATTGATAACATCTATGTTCACACGAATTAGGTCATTTAGAAATGGTCGGTACTATTGTTCATCAGCTTACACGCAATCTTACTGAAAAACAGATTGAGGAAAGTGGATTCGCTCCGTACTTTGTTGATCATACAACAGGTGTATATCCGACTGCTGCAAGCGGTTTCCCGTGGAGTGCTGCATCAATTCAGGTTACCGGTGACCCGATTGCAGACCTTAATGAAAATCTTGCTGCCGAGCAGAAGGCAAGAGTAACCTATGACAATATCCTCCGCTTGGTTGATGATCCTGATGTTCTTGAGCCGATAAAATTCCTTCGTGCACGAGAGATTGTTCACTACCAACGCTTTGGTGATACGCTACCGCAATCTTGTAAACTTTATATGTATTTTTGGAGCAAGGTGTGTGCCTTGCTCCGTATTTTTTATTTTGCTAATTCTTCAAATGCTTTTTTGTATTTTTCAAGCACTTCTTTTGCAACAATATCTATCTTTTCATCATCTGACAATTCATCAAAATTATCCGGTCTTTTATTATCCTCCATTTTGCACCTCTGTTTTAAGTCCTATCAAATGTTCCAAATGATGTCAATTTTATCACTTGTTGCATAGATTTTTTTGATTACTG